TAGATGCTGGTGGTGCACCAGCAGAAGAAGAAGAACAATGGTGGTGCCCTCATTGTACATTAAATAATCCATTAGCTGCGGCTATTTGTGGTGAATGTGGTAGTAAAAGAATAATTGCAACTGAATTAGATGATGAAAGTAAGGATGTTTTAGAAAAACGTCTAAAATGTCCAGTCTGTATATCAAATAAAAACAATATTGCATTACAACCATGTGGACATGGTATGTGTAATGTATGTGCTCCTAACTTGGTACCATATGATAATGGAGATGGTAAGGGATTATGTAAAAGATGCCCAATATGCAGAGCACCTATTATTAGTTATGCAAATCTACAACAAGGTGGTTATTATAATAAATATAAAAAATATATTAATAAACTATCATTATCTAGATCCAAATAATACAATTATCTAGATCCAAATAATATCATTTTACCGCCATCTTGGGTCATTCTAACAAATTTTTCACTTTCTTTGTCAACAGGAGTACCATTTAATTTACGATCAATTAATACAATCATATAATCAAACAATTTATTTTCAATATGATCATTATATAATTTATTTGTATCTTTAATATTAATAAATTTTTGAACTGGGACATTTTTAATATCAGAAATATATTTTATATATTCTGTTTTTTGATTAGTATTCCACATAGGTATTGCAATATGAATATGATATACATCTTTAACAAAATTAAATGAGTATAATTCTGGAACTGGTAATTTAGTTACAATAATTATTTTTTTTTCAGATAATTTATCATATATTTCATTTATTTCAGTTAGATTATCACTTTTAAAAACTTTAAAAAACTTATTAATTGGTTTTTTATTGTTTAAATTAGTAATATATTTTAATGCATAATCAGTATCATAACATGACACAAAAAATATTAATTTTTTATATATACGTAGGTGTGCTTGAAATATATTTTCTTCAGTATTATCAGAAGATTCACTCATATTATAAGATATAAAAAAAATATTAAATAATAATTTAAAGATGAATATGTTTTATATATGTATGAATGAAAATAGAATATTATTATATGATTCAATAGATTTATTTTCAAATGATATAATTCAAGAATTTAAAAATAATAATTTATTAAAAAATACTACATTAATAGATAAACAAAATATTAATCCTACTAAATTACATCCTGTAATAAAAGAATGTTTTATGAAATATCCCTTACCATTATTATTATTACCAAATATATCAACACCAATTGAAAAAAATGATATTAAAGGTTGGATTAAAACAACCCAATTATTTAATATTAAAACAAATAATATTAAAAACAAAGATGTTAAATTAAATATTCCTAATCCACAGGATAAATTAGGAATACCAATTCAAGAAATTAAAAAAATATCTGATCTATATACATTTATAGATGATAAAAATACAGTAAAAATATTTCAAACTCCAAATGAAGATAATCTTATTTTAAATGATGATACATTTACAACAAAAATCATAACAGAAACTCAAAATAATAATGAAGAACAAAAGAAAAAACTTTTAAAAATGATACGTAGTAAAAAATAATAACTTTACATAAAGATAATTTTATTTATATATAATATGCCCACTATTTTACCAGAATTAGCAGCTAAAAGATATGCTGAATTTGTAGAAAATTTTAATAAATTTAAAATTTTACCATCTAATATAGATCTATCAACATTTAATTATCAAGAAAAATTGTTAGCTTTTTTCGATAAAATAGAATCAGAGGAAAAATTGTTTAAATATTTATTGAATAAAGACAAATTATTATTTCATAAAAATTATAAATTATCATTTATTCACAAGGTTAATTTATATAATTTATTAGATAGTAATATTGATGAATCTCTTAATAGTTTTTTATGGGAGACAATTCAAATGATTTACTTAATTATAGCAGATGGACAAAATGAATTAACTAAAAATCAAGTACATATAGATGCATTACTAGATAAATTAGATGGTATGGGAAAGAAAAAAGGATCTATTGATATTAAAAAAATTAGTAATGTTATATCAAAAATAGATAGTTCAGTATTATCTGAATTTTTATCTGTATCAGGATTAGATAAGATTGATATTTCATCAATTGATATGACACAATTACAAGATTTTAGAAATATAACACCTGATAAAATTAAAAATATTATATCATCAACGGGAATTGATAAAATAGATATGAATGGCGTAATAGAAAAGTTAGCTGAAAAAGGTAATGGTGAAAAAGGACAGAAATATATTCAAGAATTAGTTGAAAAATTAATAGATGATTATAATCGTGAAAATGGTAAAGATAAAATGGATGCTATTTTAGATTTTGCGATAGAAAAAGCGCAAGATAAACTCCAAGAATTTATTAATGATGGAACACTAACTATATATGATATTATTGCAGGAACAAAAAATTTAAAAGAAAATAAAAATGAAGAATTAACTGAAAAATTAAAACATTCAAAATTATTTAAAGATGGTACTACTATTTCAGTAAAAGAAATTATAACTAAATTTACATCTAGAATTATGTCTCAATTAGGTAAAGATAAGGCAAATGGTAATATATCTGAAGACCAGATGAAAAGTTTAGAAGAATTTTTGAAAAATCAAAAAATATAAATTATACATTTATTAATATTAAATTTTTACAATTTAATATTAATGGAAAAAATAAATAATTTTAATAATTTATCAAATACTAATAATATATCAAAAACTGATATTATAAAAATTGACTATAAAAAATTATTAAATTTTGATCCAACATCTAGAGATGGATTAATTATGTTTGGATTGTATATTGGTATTATAATGTTTATATTAAAAAAATATGCGATTGGAGTTTGTTTTGGTTGTATATCTATATTTTTATTTTTTACTAAAAAAGAAAAAGTTAAAGAACCATGTAGAGAATCTACTACAGATAATCCATATCAAAATTTGTTACAAGAAAATGATGGATTAAAAGCATGTCCTACAGATAAAAAAATTCAACAAAAAAATTTTAATAAAAATTTATATAGGAACGAAACAGATTTATTTAATAGAAAATCGATGCAAGGTTTATATTATACAGTTGAAGATTATTATCCAAATAATATTAGTGAATTAATAAAATCAATGGATTCACGAGGAAGATGTAAATCAGAAGGAATAAATTGTGAATATGTCAGTTTTTTCTTAAATTAATTTTTAATAAAATAAAAATATTAATTAATTATATAAATGGATTATTTTAAAAAAGTAGAAATAATTACAGCTGTAATGTTAGTAGTAATTATTATAGTAGTTGTAGCATTTCTTATTAAATATAAAATACTTATAAATAATTCTAATGATCAAGATTATATAACACCACCTCAACCTAAACCCACACCCAAACCACCTCAACCTAAACCCAAACCCAAACCACCTCAACCTAAACCTACACCATCACAACCCAAACCCAATCCCCCTCCATCACAACCTAAACCCAATCCTCCTCCATCACAACCTAAACCCCCACAACCCAATCCCCCACAACCTAACCCATTTCCTTTATTTACACCAACTAACACACCTTCAATCCCATCCACGCTATGCAGCCCCACCCCAGATACTAATTGGTATGGACCCCTAGATGATCTAAGTACTAATCCAAAATGTACATGTAGATCAAATGAAATGAGATTATCTAAAACAATGAATGGTGCTATTTATTATAAATGTCAATTAAATAATCAATAAAATTGAAAATAATATATAATATATTATATCTTACAAATATAATATATTATAAAATGAGTAACGAGTATCACATGTTTACAGCAGTCCTTTCGTATGTTAAATCTAAACCATATCCTAATACACATATTATTATTGGAGGAGCCGCAAGATACACTAATATTAATGAATACACATCAGATATTCAACAAATTATTGAACCATGGAAAGATATGAAACAACCAACAAGATATATTCATTTTGATCCAAATTTTAATTATCAAATTAAAGATGGATTTATTAAAATATTTCTTGAAACTAAAGGAAAATTTAATTATGATAATTCAGAAGGTATGCATATTTTTCGATCATTTGACAATATTATTGAATTAATTTTTATTTGTCAAACTGTATATTATTCACAATATATATCAAATAATCATTTTTATTTTGATTCTTTTTTAGAAGAAATGATTCATGATACTCTTTTAAATAATTCTAAAATGATTGTTCAAGATTATTCAGGAAAAGATACTAAATATATTTTTAAACAATTATATAATAAAAGTTATAATAAAAAATTGTTTAAAAATAATATTTTATTTGATTTTACATACGGTAATAATCATTGTGATGTTGATTTTAAGAAATATCAACCAATAATTGATTCTAATAATAATTTTATTAATATTTTACTAATGTCAATTGAAGAACTAAAAAAATATTATCATCAATATCCAATTATTGATGAAATTATTCTAAAACATTATACCGATGAAAAAAGTATGTATAGATTTATTATTGATACTATTGTAATTGATATCAGACGACAAGAGTTAATTAGATCAGGTGAAGAAATAAAAATTAAAGGATATAATGAAAAATATTCAGTAAATACATCAAAAGATAAAATGATCCAAATTTTAAAACAAGAATTAGATCCAATTATTAAAGAGTATAGAGAATTAGGTATTATGAATCCTGAAAAAGAAGCATTACTAGATGAACTATTAACTAATTATAACAGTTACACACTTAAGTCATCTCCTAATATTTATGATTGGTCAACACAATTTATGAAAATTTGTTCTATCAAATAAAATCAAAATTAATAAAAATCATTGATTCATATTCATATTGAAACACCGCAATATATTCATTTAATCTAGTTCTTGAAAATTTATTAAAATTATCTATAAAAAATGGTTCAGGTTCATTAATAGAAGCAGGATCAATTATTAAATATCTTTTAATATATCTAGGATCCTTAAATAAATTAGTATCAAATTGTTCAATTTCAATATTAAATTTAATACCATATTCTAAACTTGCAAAATAACCATTTAAAACAGATAATGATTCATGTGTAAAAGTTAAATTTAATTTTTTAAATCCATAGATAAACATTTGTAAAAATATTTCAAAATTATCTGATAATTGCATTTCTGTAATTTGATCATTATTTTGAGGATCTAAAACATCTATACCTAAAGAAATTGTTTTAGGTAGTTGGGGCGAATCTGAAAAAATAATATTAAATACTTCATAAATATTTGGATTATTTTCCATTTTTTTATTTATATATTTAATTTCTTGTCTTAATATATGTCTAGAAGTGAAGAAAAATTAAAATACGTCGATTATACTAAATATATGGACAAAATTCAAGATAGCTCATGCAAACAATGTCAAACAAATAATGAAGATCGTTTTAATCCTACAAATAGTGCAGTTAATACAATAGGATTTAATCCTACAAATAGAAATTATAATAATGAAGATGTTAATGTAGAAAATAAATTATTATTTAGTCAAGTAAATAGAGAGAAAAAAGAAATTATAGAGTCAGATATGCCAAGATTAAATAATAATGAAGCATTTGGTAGTATTAATTCTAATAGTTTTGAATCTAATAATACACCCTCTAGTTCATCTTTTTATGATGGATCAAATGATGTAATGCGGGGTATTATGCAAGAATATAATAGAGTAAAGGATAAAGGTGAATTTTATACATTTAAATCAACCCCTAGAAGAAAAAATATAGATTTATCTGCGTATATGTCACCTCCTGATAAAGTATTAGGAAGAGGATTTGGCGATGTTAATATTTATGAGAAAATATATCTAGGTGAACAAACAAGAATGAATGATTGGAGACCAATTGAAGGAAGTGCTCCTAGAATAAATGATGTTCCATATTATTTAACTGCATTACCTGTATTTAAAGATTTAGGTGGATCAGATACTAGATATTTAAATATGAAATTAAGAGAATAAATTATTTAGATTAAAATAATTTATTATAATTTTTTTTATATTGTAATGTTATATAAAAATGGCAGGAATATTTGATAGATTACCTTACGATCAATGTGCAACCGATCAATATACAACAACAACTAAATCACCTGAATTATATCAAATTTTTTTACCTTATAATGAAAATAATATGACTGGAAAAATAAACACAGGTGCTAAATTACCTCAAACTTTAGTTAGCAAAGATAGAAGAGTAGAAATAGAAAATGATTTACTCTTAATTAATTTACCTGGAACTAAATGTGCCAATGGTAAATTTCAAGCATGCGAACCTTCTGGAAAAAATAAATGTGAATATGAAAATGTAATCGTACCTACTTTAGCTAATAGAGATATTGTACCTACAAATATGGTTCCTTTTAAATAAATATTAAAAATTAATTATATTATATTAATTTTTTATATAATAATAGTATAGATGTCAGGAATTTACGCAGGAACAAAATACGATGCTCTTTTTCAAGAAGAATTGGCAACACAAACAGTTAGACCTAATTATTATTCAATAGATGATAATACATGGAATAATAATTCAAAATGTGTATCAATTAATGGCCCTAGAGCAAATAGAACTGGAGACACAGGTGAAGTTGATACTGGTGATAGAATATTAAGAGTAGATGTAGAAAATAGTTTAGCACGTGATTATTCGGATACTAAATATATGACAGGAAATACTTTAGAAGAAAAGAAAAAAAGATTATTAGAAAAAGTACACAATTTTACACCTGTTAACAATGAATGTAATGAATATTTAAATAATAATAATTCATTATTAGATATTGATAATAAAGTGTTCCGTGAAACAGCATATGATGTAACATTTAAACCTATTATAGATCCTAGAGAATGGGTATTTAATGGAAATGGAAATGCAGTTGGTAATAACAGATTTGGCAGAAGTAGTAGATATGATACCAAATTAGAGTTAGAAAAACAAATTAACATGATTAAAAGTGCTGCAACATTAATAAATTAAATTTATTAATATGATATTTTTTATTACATATTAATAATATGGAAGTATTAGCAATTGGTTTGCTTGGATTAGCCGGAAAATATATTAGTGAAAGATTTACAAATAATACAGATGATAATTATATTGAAGATGATGATATTGAAAATGATGAAGAAAATACATATTCAGTAACTACAAATGGATTTGATCAAAAAAGAAGAGTTCAAGATACTATGAATAATGTTACATTAGAAAAAAAACAAATGTCAATGGATCCCCATAATAAAAATATTATACCGACATTATTCAATAAACGTCTTTATAAATTAGATACTGAAAATAAATATTTATCTGCATCTGAAGGTAAACAATTTGAAGATACCCGTGGTCCATCTATGTTAGATTTATATAAAAATGATAAAAATTTAATGGAAGGTCCTGCAAACAAATTAACTACATTAGATGAACAATTTTCACCAATAATGATTAATAGAAAAGAAAAACCAGTACCTGAAAATCAAGGAAAATTAACATTACCTAGTAATTGGACACCTTTTAAAAAAGATGATGATGATATGACATATAAGATTTTTAATAAAGATGAATTAATTCATAATAATATGCAACCTTTTTTTAAAGATAGGGGGATGTTAATAACGGAAGATAATTCAAGAAATCTTGAACAAAAATTAGATATATATACTGGATCATCTAGATTTTATTTTTCAAAACGTGAAGTACCTAATATTACTGAAAATTTTGAAGGTGGATTTTCTACTGCATATCAACCAATTCCACAATTATCATATACAAGAGGTACACCAGTTCAAGTTGATTTAATGCAAGACAGATATTTTTCAGGTAAAGAAAAAAGAAATGATTTACCATTTTACCAAGTTAGAGTTACACCTGGACTTAATATTGGTGCATATGAAGATGGTAAAGTTGGATTCCAAGATCCATTTCAACCTGCTAATAAAACAATTGATCAATTACGTCGTTTAGATAATCCTCAAATATCAGGTACAGAGCCTTCTATACCTGGTGCCCATGGATTTGGAAGAGGTTCTATTATTGGTGATGTAGTAAATAAAAAACCAGTAACATATGGTACATTAGGTGAAAATTATAGTATAGAAAAAACATTTTCAACAGTTCAAGGTCCTACAGATAAAGGTAATTGGAATTTTGATAAAGCACATCGTGGAGAAGAAGAATTTGTTGAACAAGGACCTATGGGTAGTAATAATCAAGAATTAATTCCTGATATAGATAATTATGGTAAACAAAAATCACCATTTAAACGTTTAATGCCTGGATTTGTACAATCATTAATGAAAAGTGAAAATAGTATACCACTATTAGATCAATCATCTTATAATAATCCAATTACTCAAAGATCAACTGCTAATTCAACATATACAGCTGGTATGGCTGGAAGTGGTGCTGGTGAAGTATCTGAATATCAATTTATGACAACAAATAGATCAAATATGCAAGATAATTTCGTTGGTTCTATTGGTAATACATCAGGTGGAAATGGTGAAGTATCTAATTATCAAGATTTACCTACACAAAGATTTAATACCAATGCAAATTTTACAGGTTCAATGGGTAATACATCAGGTGGAAATGGTGATATGTCCATATATCAATTTACACCAACACAAAGATTTAATACCAATGCAAATTTTACAGGTTCAATGAGTAATACATCAGGTGGAAATGGTGATGTATCTGAATATCAATTTACACCAACTCAAAGATTTAATACCAATGCAAATTTTACAGGTTCAATGGGTAATACATCAGGTGGAAATGGTGATATATCAGAATATCAATTTACACCAACTAATAGATTTAATACCAACAGTAATTTTACAGGGTCAATGGGTAATTCATCTGGAGGAAATGGAGAAGTATCAGAATATCAATTTATGACAACTAATAGATTTAATACAAATGATAATTTTACAGGTGCAATGAGTAATACATCTGGTGGAATTGGAGAAGTTTCTAAATATCAAAGTACACCTACTAATAGAATTATTAGTAATAATTTAATTGGTACAGGTGGAGATCAAATTGGTGGAGGTGGTTATTTCTCAACTGTAACAAATCCTGTATCTACAATGAGAGTTGTATCTAATAATTTAAGTGGTAGTATGGCAAGTGCAGGAGGTGCAGGTATGGGAGGTTATATTGCAGAAACAATACAAAATGTACCTACGTATAGACAAACACAAAATTTTGATTATTCTGGACCAATACAAACTGCCAATAGTACTGAAATGACTGCGACAGGTTCAGCTGAAAGAAATATGTATTTTAGAGATGATAAACAAGCATTATTAGAACGTTTGCCACCTACAACTGTTAATGCATTCCAAGGTCCTACACCAGAATCAATGTATTCAATGCATTTAAAAAATTTACCATCTACTATGATGATGCAAGGCGGATCATCAAATACAACAGATTATTTATCATTTTCTTCAAAATTAAAAAATATTCAAATTCCAAGCACTTATCCTAATTTTGATCCAGCCTCTATGCTTTATGGTAATCCATATGTAAATAATATTGCATTACAAAGTATACCTAATATTGAAAATCCTACAATTGGATATGCAGGTATTAATAGTGGTTTAAATAATAATACAAATACTAATGGATTTTTTTATCAACGATCAGAAGATCAATTAAATTAACCAAATAATAAAAAAATTTATAGACTAAAAAAAATAAAATAATATATATATATATATATATATATATATATATATATAATGTCAAGAAATAGTGAAAATTATTATAGAAATAAAAATAATATAAGAGGTGGTTCTAGATATGGTTATTGTATGGAACAATTAGAAAAAAATATTCGTGAATTGAATAATGATGAAAGTAAAAGAGCTACACCTGAACTAATAAAGGATGCAATAACTGTTACAAAAGTTGAAGATAAATATACAGATCACCCAAAAGGTGAAATATGTGATCCTGGAGTATATACAAATTATAGCAATGAAATTAAAAAAGTATATGGTATTAGTGTAGGAGGAAATAATAGATACAATGGTGGTCATGACAGATACGATGATAGACATAACGGGGGTTATGATGTAAGAGGTGGTTCTAGATACGGTGTTTGTATGGATATGTTGCATAAAGAAATAGATACAATAAATCCGAGTAGTACTACAGTATCAAAAGGAGTTATTATGGATGCAATAGATAATTTAGCAATACAAGATAAATTTCATCCTCATCATGGTGAACAATGTAATCCTAGTAAATATCCAGAATATAGAAATGCAATTACAAAAGAATTTAGTCAATTTGGAGTTAATCTAGGTGGTTATAATAGATATACTAGAGGTGGTTATGATAGATATACTAGAGGTGGTTATGATAGAGATTATTATCCTAATAGCATGCATGGAGGTGCATTAGGAATACTTAGAGATGAATTAGGAATTAAAATAATGAATAATTTAAGAGACGAAATTTTACAAATAGAATTATAATTGATAATTTTTCACCCAATAAATAAATCTTTTTTGACTACCTTCATATAATTCTTCTTTTATTATTTTATTTCCGTGTATATCCTCAGCCTCATTATAGACAAAAAAATCTCTATTGAAATCAGATGGTAATTTATCTTTTTTTGTGATAATTTTAGATTGAATTGCAGATTTTTTATCAAATTGACCCCAAGTTAATACTTTTGAATTATGAAAGATTAATTTTAATTCTGCATCAGATAATTTATTAACTTTTCTAAATGGTGATATTTTAGACATCCATAAAATATCAGCACGCAAATAATTACCAATACCAGCAATTGTTTTTTGATCCATTAAGACAATACCAATTACTTTATGTAAGTTTTTACTTTTAGTTATTTGTTGATGAAAAATAGTATAATCTACATCCATAATATCTGGACCAATACTATTTAATTTTTTATTTAATTCTAGTTCATTATCTATGACTTTTAATGTACCAAATGAAAGAGTATCATAAAAATACATTGATCCATTATTTGTTACAAATTCAACATTCAAATGTTTAATAGATGTAGACATATATGTATCAATACTGTCTTTATTCAAATATTCTAATATAATTGGATGTTCAAATTTACTATTTTCTTTATTCTTTTTATAAATCCAACCACCTGATAATCCAAGGGTACTAAATAGATATAAATTATTAGAAAATATCATATACAAAAATTTTCCTTTTGTTTTAACATCTATTAACTTAATAGGTAAATTTTGTTTTAATTTATCATAATTTTCAAATGGTTTGTGTTTTTTATATCTACCGTTAAGAATATTAATATGTGTTATATTTTTATTTTTTATTTTTGATAATAAAAAAATAGCATATTGTCTAACTTCATTTATTTCTGGCATACAATTATTTTGTTTAAATTATTTTGTTTAAATTATTTTATTTTAATTATTCAAATTTGTGTGTAAATTTAGCATAATTATCAGGTTTGTGTTTTTCAACTGAAATTACATCTCTAGCCCATGTTCCAACTAATTCCATATTAGTTCCATAATAATCACCACCACCTCTCCCATTACCTTCTGCAGTAAGAATAGGTAATGGATGAATATTATCATAATTTGTTTTATCAATATATAATTTTTTTGTATGATTAAGAATGTATATATAATCATTACTAATTTTTGCGGATGAAAGTATTGCTTTATTATTTTGAGTCTCTGTAATTGTATATAAATTATCATTTAAATTTGGTTCATTATCTGCATAGTCACCAGCCCAAACAACACGTGATTTATAAAACATACCTTCAGGTGATAATAATGATTCAACTATAGCTACAAAATCATTATCTATGTATGAATGTTCCGTTAATTTTGAACCATTATTACCTGTTGGTTCTATAAAACACCTTATAATTTCATAAATATCTAAATTATTTTCAGCTAACAAGATAACTTTGTAATATTGTCCCATTTTATATATATTGATAATATAAATAAATAAATATATTATCAATTTTTATTGATTTCTTTGTATTTTTTCTAAAAGTTTTACAAGTGTTACAAGATCATTATAATTTGGAAGTACTCTCTGTCCAGGTTTTGATAATTTTTTACGGGCATACTCTATCGCAGTTTTGTAGCCTACTACATTTTGACCTATATTTACATTTGCATCTCTTTTTGCTAATTCTATTCCAATATCATATTTATCATTATAAATCGACCACATTAATGGTGAAAATATATATTTATCTATAAAATCAATATCTGATCCATAATTAAGTAATTCTTTAACAATATCTAAATTATTACTTTGAATAGCACTATATAAAGGATTTGTATTATATGTTTTACCATTAATATCAGCTCCATGTTCAAGGAATAATCGAAAAATATTTATAGAGTTTTTATGACTATAATATATACATGCATGCATCAATACATTTTCATCATTATTATTACTTGCATTAACATTAGCTCCATAATTGAGTAATAGTTTAATAATATTTTCATAACCATATTTAGATGCAAATATTAATGCAGTATTACCACCTGAATCTTTAATATCTACACTTGCTCCAAATAAAAGTAATTCATTCATAATATCTAAATTATTAATTAGACTAGCATAATGTAAAGCGGTAAGACCATATTTATCTTTACTTTCAATATCAATACCATTATTAATTAAAATACGTAGAATAGTTAAATTTTTCTTTTTAGTAACTAGAATTAAAAGTGGCATATATTCATCTGATAAATTAATATCATGTCCTTGTTTAATTAATCTTATTACATTTTCTTCATCATTATTATTACATGCATTATATAATTCATTTGGTATAAATACATTAGTTGGCCATAATACTATAGTTTTATCATCTGATCCAGATACAAATCGTCCGTCAGATAAAATAGATATATTATTTATTTTATTATTATGTTGTGATATTTCTTTAATAGATGTACCACTTTCTATATTCCATATTCTTATGAAACCATCATTTGAACCAATTAAAAATTTATTATCTAATCCACATATATATATTGCATTATCACCATAAGGATTATCTATTTTTTTTATACTTGTACCAGTATCTATATCCCATATATATATATAATCTGTATCTATAGATAATATATTTGTATTTAATTTACACATGCATAATATTTTTGCATCATGCTTAAGAATTTTTTGTACTTCTTGTGCTAATTTAGTACGTATATCTATCTGTTTAGAATAGGCGATAGCCATCAATTCTGAATTTATATTACATATAGAATTAAACTTCACATATTTTTGTATACATTGCTCAGTATTACTAAACCATATTCTTACATTATTTTTTGTGAAATAATAATTATCATTATTATTAGTTACAGATGCATATAATCCATTATCCAAATAACATACTTTTATTACAGGGTAATCATGTGGGATGACTAATAGACATTGTTTAGTTTCTAATGACCATATTCGTACAGTATTATCATTTGACCCAGTTGCTATTTGTTTATTTGGTAATCTACATATACTATTTATTGAATCAGTATGTCCGCCTAAAGCACCTGCAGAATCTTGATTTAATAATAATATACATTTTCCATTTTGATTCCATCCACGTATAGTTTTATCTTTAGAACATGACAAAAATCCAGTTGGAAATACAGATATATCTGTAATTGCATCAGTATGATCATTTAATACTATAATTTTATCAGAGAGAGAGAGAGAGACAACACCTTTAGATCCACCATCTTGATTAAAGATATAATCTTGACTAAACATATATAATATTGATAAAAAAATTAAAGATTTTTATTAAATTAATATTTTATTGCAATCGATTAATTACGATTACTTTACCATTTATACGAACAGTAATCGGACGGTTAAGATCCATTTTCTCATTTGTTGCACTTGCTCCATAACCCGCAGCAAGTGGCCCTTTTGGAACGTTTACATTTGTTTTATTATTAAGATCATTAAATGCGGTTCCACAGATGCGAGAATAAGCAGATGATAGAAATTGTGGGATACAGCAGTTTTTAAGATCATTTGTTTTTTTAATATCAAGTACAAACAAAACATTCAACCAAGTAGTTAATTTAATATTTTTCCACAATGGAACAATATGACTTACAGTTACCCATTCTTGACTAATACCAAAGTTATAATCAAGACTTTTATTAGTAAATATCCAAAAATGAGGAACAGTACATTTTTCTTTTGGAAGAGTAGTTGTAGCAAGATACATTGAAGAAGGATTTTCATTTTCATTTTTAATTTCAATAATTGCTTGATTAGATGCTGCAAATTTAAGAAGATCATCAACAGTTTTAATATTTGAAAAGGTAGCTTTCTCTGCAAATGTCTTAGGTTTAGCCGCAACAGCCTCCAGCTGCTTAGCAAATCCATACATAGAACTACTACTATTTGGTTTAATAACAGTCACCATATTAGGATGATATAATTCTAGTTCACTCAATTGCATAACAGTATTTGTAAACTCTTCCAAATGTTCAATCGCTTTAATAACTTGACCAGCGCGCGGCTCTGCAGTTGGACGCTGATAATTTCGAGGATCCAGGCGAGCCTTACAGAGTTTAGCCATTGCATCCTCATCATGTGCATCTTTCATTAGATCAATTAGCTGTTTTCCTGTTTGACAAAAAAATGCAACAGCACAGTCATACATGTCATTACCAATTGGAGAATTAATAAGATAAGGAATTAAAATTGTATACTTCTCCTTATCTGACATCCATGAACATGATTTTTTTCCACGAGTAGTAAAATCAGTAACAATAGACATCAGCCAACGAGTTGCTGGTAGAAATGTTTTTCCATATGTAACATCATCAAGAATTTTAACTAAAAGTTCAAAAGAGTCAATACCCTGTTCAATAGCAGAATCTACTAGAGAAATCATTTGTCCACGTGTAATATAACGAGAAATTACTGCTTCATAAAGATGGATTGTAGCTGCTGAAAGAGACGGACTTGATCGATCACTTTCAGGAATTACTTTAGCCCAATGATTAAAACCTCCAGTAGACAATTCATAATAAAATAGAGATTCATTATTGATGATTTTAATACCAGAAATTGGAGTAGTACATGCACTAGCGCTAATATCATGTAACTTTTTATAATAACTATAATTAGGATCTGATGGATCAATCAAAGAAAGAACCTCATCTGAAAAGAAAATTTGTTCATTAAGATCGCTCCAATGATATAAATTCCGAAGACGATCACCACAATAATAACATTTATGTTGCTCCTTACCAAGTGCAAATGCTTTTTTGTCAGAAGAACTGTCATGTGTATGACTAAAAATAATTGACACCGTATGACCATCTTTATTAGGAAATTTAAATGGATTGATTTTAGCAGAGGATTGTAGTTTATAAATATCATTTGTTGTAAGATCGCAGCTAGCACCGCCGCCACCGCCGCCACCGCCACCACCGCCAGCACTCCTAATCGGGATAAACTCTTGATAGCTCATGGTAGTTATCTGAATACATAATTTTTATGAATTGATATAATATTAAATTTTCAATTTTTTATAATAATTATATAAACATTTTTATAAATATTATTATAAGTGAAAATAATATGGGAGGCGGTATTTTACAAATAGCGGCAAATAGTGCCACAGATCCTATTTTTAATGATACAAATTATACCTTATTTTTAGCAGTATATCATAAATATACACCATTTAGTATTCAAGATTATACATTAAAATTATCCAGTCTTAGTGATTTTGGAAAAAAATTAGAAGTAAATATACCCAGAGTAGGTGATTTACTTACAGATATGGTATTGACAGTAGAATTACCCGAAGTAGTAGGTGAATATATATTTACAAATCAAGCTGATTATCTAAATAATTTAAAAAATCAATATACTTTCAGCATAATGAATGATACTGAACAATATAATGAAAATTTATATAAATTAAATTTAGGTAATAATATTAATGCATATTTAGTTAGAGATAGTCAAATTGGAAAATATCAATTAATGTTACCATTATTAGATGCTACAATGTTTTTAACATCTGGTAAAACACAAAAATATGATTTAACATCATATTTAGAAAATAATTCACAATTTTTTGATAATCAATATAATTTACATGTTATTAAAAATTTAGCATATGCATTAGATACAAATATATCAAATATTGATTATATTAATTATTCATTTCAGGATAAAGAATTTTATTTTTTTATAGCAAATTTACTTAATATTAAAAAAATTGATCCATCATATGAAATAACTTATTATAATGATTGGGAAACAAAATATTATGATACTGTAAAAAAATATATATTACGTAGACCAGAAATAATAGCATTGAATACATTTATTGAAAATATGAATACACAAATAACAAATTCTATTCAAATTAATAATTATATATTTAATTATCCTAGTATATTTTCATTACCTCCATTAGCATACCAATATGATATAACATTACCAATAACTGTAGATAAAAATTACTTTGTTCCATATATAGAATTTGAATCAGTAACAAATAATAAAAATTATTTATTAGATTGGACAGTATCATTTTTTTCTATATTTAATAAAAAATATGTATTAATAAAACGTACTGGAACAATTATAGGCGCAGCAGTTATTAATAAAATTATTGATACAAATCCTATTCGATTTATATTAAGACCATTTAAACATAATTTATCCAATAATTTATTAAATAATAATAATTATCAATTATTTGTATATTATGGATTTACTAATTATCAAAATGAACCAAAAAATTTAGCAATAATTCAATCATATAAATTAAATATTAATCAATTACATGAATTTGTTTTAGACAGATCTATTGAAATTTCTGTAGGATCTATTATTATTATCGGTATTAATTCTACTGAAAAACCATATAATAATTTTAATCAAATTTATGGTATATTTAAAGTAAATCAAGTAATAAAATCATTTTCAACAATAGATCAATTTACAGAAACTAATTTTAATACTATTTTAAGTGCAACACCAATAGAATTTGATCAAATTTTATCAACAGATACTATTTTATTAAATACAACAACATCAATTACAACAAATACTTTTTATTCAAATTATAATAATACCCTCGCATCAACATATACAACAGAAAATTTACTTGAAATATTAAAACAAACTATATATACTGATGTAAGTATATCTGCATTATTAGAAACATCAATAAATTCTGTATCTCAAAATTTATTAAATGAAACAATTAATACAACTGATTTTGTATTAACATCTGATATAATTCCTACATTACAAAATAATGTTCAAACTTATATTTCAGACAGTTATGATGTATTATTTAACTATCTTACAAAAATTTATTATAAAACAGTAATAAAATCAGATGTAAATCAGGATTATTTAAATAATGTTTATTTTAAAGTTAATTATGTTGTAACTAATAATTTATTTGAATTTAATGGTGCAGGTATTAGTAATTTTGCAAATATTATAAATGGTATGTTTAGATATGAACAATATATAATAGATATGATTAATATTAGAACAAATAATGATGATAATTATATTGCACCATTATCATATACTAATTTTTTAACAAGTTATATAATTAATCAATATCAAATACTATCTCTTAAATATAGTAATGAATGGAGTGCATCTATATTAAATAATAATCAAAATTTTATTACATTTATTGATCAAAATTACAGTGATAATTTAATTAAAATTATTAATTATACTCAAGCAGGTAATCCTAATGGATTACAAACTATTATATCATATTATACTGATTCATTTACATTTACAAAAAATGATTTAACTAATTTAACGATAACATTTAAACAAAAAGATTTTAGCATAGCTAACATTAGTAATTATTATTACAAAACATATACAATACCATTAAATATAATAACAGTTAATAACACAGATGATTCTATTACATTTGATATGACTAAATTAATTGCAAATATTCAAAATTCATTTAATATGCAATTTATTGATATAAATAGTACAGTATTTACATATACTACAAATACTGGAACAGGACAATTAAATGTAATTAATATTAGTACATATTTAGATGACTATGAAACAAAATTAATTCCAATTATAAATAGTACTGCTCCTATTACAACTCAATTATATGGTAATAACATATTATTAGATTATATTAATAGACAAAATGATTTAATGTTTGGATTAATGAAAAATTATGAAATATCTAGAAAAAATATTTCTAGAAATGGTGGTACGTTATATTCAGAATATCAAGAAGATACTATTGATCAAACACCATTATTAACAGATAATAAATATTTACTTAATTTCTTATCAGAACAATATTATCCAAGATTTTTATATTCTAAACAACTACAATTATATCAAAATATATATCAAAAAGTAAATGAATTATCTCAAAATTTTGAAACCGAACTATCATCTATTTATTTTTTAAATAATATCAATTATGAAAGAACCGATGGATACAATTATTTAAATAATTCTCAAGGTAGTATTCCATATTTAGATCCAAATCAAATTCCAGTAATATTAAATCCACCTGAATATTCATATAATTTATTAGATATTGTATCAAAACATAATACAATAAGTACACCACAATTATTTTCATTTATGCATTATTTAGAAGATTTAGAAGAACATAATAATTCATTTGCACAAAAATCATATTTACAGGATTATTGGAATACATTATTAACACAATCTAATTTTTCAACAACAAATAAAAATAATTATTTTGCAGCAATATCTGAAAAAGATGATGCATTATTAATTTATTATATTTATAAATATTTGACTGAATTATTATCCTTATGGGGTGATTTATATAATTTTCCTGTAAATTTAGATCAAACATATTTTCAAACTATTTATCAATTATCACCACAAATATTAGGTACATTATTATATAATACATTTTTTAATGTAATGAATACAACATTATTCACTGATGAAAATACATATACTATTTATGAATCATATAATTCTATTATTCAAGGTTCTGAAGAATTATATACATATTATCATTATTTTAACATAAGAGACATGTATAATATTCCAGATAATACAAATTTTAATAATGATTCTGATAATATATTAAGAGAAATATCATATGTATTTCAAGTAACAACTAGATTATTAGCCAAATACAAAATTAATGTTGTCCAAAAAGAAGGATTAGCATTAAGTAATTATCCAATTGTAAATATTATTCATGGATCAGGTAAATTAGTTAAAATAATATTAGCTACCGATCAATATAATATTAATACTACAGATACAAATTTTAAATCATCAATTGCCTATCCAACTGGTTATTATGTAAGTGATTATTATAAATTATTTAATTTATCAATACATTATGATTTCCAAAAATACTTATTCTTTGCTGGATATGGTGGTATTTTAAGAGATAATCAATATCCACAAAAAACATTAGCAAGTTTTTATACAAAAATAAATAATTATATTACAACCAATATAAATACAATTGATTTTGCATTTTTCTATGCAAATCAATCTGGTGCATATTTACCTAATATGGAAGGTCATATAGTTCAAAGTTATCAAGCATGGATTCAACGAGGTGCACAACCATATTTCTATTATTATAATTTATTAAGTCAGTTTTATGATATGATGTATATATATTCAGGAAGATCATTTATTTCTGAATATTATACCGATTCAAATACAACAACTAAATATAATAACAGACCTGATATAATTCAAGGAATACCAATATATGCTAATCGTATGGCATATGGAACCAGAGATAATATTGGTAGATTAAATGGAGTTAGTATGAGATATAACTTTTTAGATCAAAGATTATATGGTATTGATAATAATTTTAAAAATACAACAACACAAAATTATAATACAAACCAAGATCCAATACAAATTATTAATATATTAAATACATTAAATCAACGATTCACTGATCATCAGGAATATTTGGTATTAATTAAAAATTCAATGAATATAATTACTCCTTATCCAATTATAGATAATTATTCTAATTTATTAACTATTTTCAAAGTAAATTCAGTAAGTATGTTTGATTTAGATATTTATAATAACTGGAATAATTTTTTATTAAATTATTATTCAATTAATAATTACAGATATTCTTCAATTATAACTGGTATGTCTAAAACAATTGATTTATATAATAATATGTCATCTGCTACATTAGATATGTCATCTCTTGGTTATGAATTATATAATTTTGTGAATAATTTTAATGCACTAAACCAACGTAATTTTGGAGATTCTATTATGTTACGATATGAAAATGCTACATTTTATAATCATTTAATAGATGAATTAAATGAGTCATTAAGTAATTTAACATATTTTTCTGAAAAAACTAATTTTAATAATGATGTAACATATTGGAATACAAATTATTCTTTAATTAAATTGGATTTTCTTGATATATCAATAAATAAATTATTTAGTTTATATCAATCTGATATAGCAGTATTCAAGCAATTATTTACAAGTATATTGAATTATAGACAAAAAAATGTATCAACTACATTACAAACAGCGCAACAAATAAAATTGTATAATGATTATTATTCTATTAATGATGTAACATCTGTAACATTTTATGACAAATTTTTTAAATTTAATTCAAGTATAGATTATAATTTAATTCCATTAATTTATCATGATATATATACTATTCAAAATGCAAGTCACACTGTTGTATTTTATTTAAATTATTTATATTCATTTTTAAATAATACATCAAGTAAACCAAATATTGCAGATTTTGATGATCCAACACTACCAATTAGTTATTATTTTCCTAAATATTTATCAACTGGTATTGATTATTTTTTAGCAAATTTCCACCAATTAAAATATGATTCTGCTGCATTTTATCCATATAAATCAGTTCCTGCAAATGTAACATTATATGATGGCACAATAGTATCAAGACCTAAATCATTTATGTATGTATTTTTATTAATGAAAATTCAATATAGAAATTATTTCTATTCTACTGTAGATAATGCATATTTATATATTAATACAGTTGATGTTGATAATAATCCAGTAAGAAGAATTACAGGATTAAATACATATACTGACTATCCTGATATTACTACAGATGTAACTACTTTTGATACATTAATTGATACTATAGCAGTAAGTGGATCAATTGATCATTTACAAAATATTAAACATCCATTCTTTGTAAATAAACATGTTGATAATTTATTATTTATAAAAGATTTATTAAGTGATTTATCTAGTGTTCCTGATAATGCTGCAATTAATACTAAATTAACACACAATGATAATTATATAGAATTTTTAAATGAAAAAACAATTGTTACAAATTCATTTGATAATAATGGATTAATATTTGGTCAATATCCTTATACATTAGGTGTATTATCTGATGATAATATAATGGGATTTATTCCAATTATAACACCTGCGGGTACTAATGTTAATGTATATATTGAAGGCAAAATAGAATTACCTAATTTAATTTCAAAAATATATTATTATTTGATATCAGAATGTTTTATATTAAATCAAACTGAATTAATTGGATCTTCTTTCCAAAATACTCCAATGGCATTAGGTAATATTTTAGGACAGCTCACTGCCTTAGAATGGAAAAATGGATTAATAAATTTAATAACTGAATATTTATTTTTATTATTAAAATCAAAGAAAATTATATATCAAAATGGTTTGTATGAACCTTCATATAATGATATTTATAATAGAATAAGAGTAATTAATAATAATGATTCAATTAATGATCTGATTAATATGTATATTAATTCATTATTAAATATTAATATTACAACATATACTGTATCTGAGACTACCCAATATATATATTATAGTAATTATGAACAATTTAAAATACCATCTGTATTTTCATTAACAACACTTAAAAATAATTTTAATTATGCATTATATTATCGTTTAATATTTGCGGTTCGTCAAAGTTTAATTGGTAAATATAATAATTTTAATGAAAGAGTACAATTTCATAATACATATGATTATTGGAAGGAAAATAATATTATATTAATTAATGATTATACCAAAATTACATTCAATAATGAAGATTACATGATTCGTTCTAGTGAAGAAACTAGTATAGTAGCTGGATTAAATTATTATTTAATACATAAAAGAAATGTACCTGTAAATTTATTTACAACTATTATAGATTATATTGTATTAAATATTCAAAATTCAATTACTGGATCATTATCACAAAAATATAATTTTGTAAATTTTAATTTTATTAGAAATGGATATGATGTTACTATGATATTATATAATGTATATTTTACAACACCCGATGAATTATATAATATTAGTATTAATACTGGATCTAAAACAATAACAGCTGAAGTTGCAGTTGGATCAACAGGTGTTCCATTTAGTATTAGTTATAATAATTTACCCTTTGGATATCAATATGATTTTGAAAATGATGCATTATTATATCAACAATTATTGTATCAACCTGATATTACAAATGTATTACAGCCAATGTTTACATTATTTAAAAATATTCAAGATATTAATCAATCCATGGGAATATTAGCATCATATTCAAATCAAAGTTTTTACAGTTTAAATCCAACAAACACCTCAAATTATTATTTTATGTATTTTGCTAATTTTATTGAATCATTTATTTATTATGATTTTACATCTGAAACAGATCCAACAAAACAAGTAAATCCAGTATTTTTACCATCTACTGCTCAACTCGGGGTGAAGACATTATATAATGTAATATTAACAAATTGGTCTGAATTCTATGGTCCATACTATTATGTATATTCTGGAAATAATCCTACTAGTGCAGATTTATTAGCTACAGGTACAACTCAATTTATTAATGGTTCATATATAAGTTCAATTTATATTACATTTAATAATGCAGGGCAGCAATATATTTCAGTAACAAATGCACTAATTGATGCTACCCATCCATATGGTTCAAGTGCAGTTGCAGTTAATGTAATAAATCCAATTACAGTATCTAGTATATCTGATGGAAAATTAGATAACAATTATGCAATTATTACAATTCCCCGTAGTTTTTTAATAAAATTAATTGGATGGAAATCATCTTTTAGTATTACACAATTATATACATTTTTTTCATTAACATTCGATGGTGATAATTTACAAAATGCAGAAGGAACAGCTGGTGTTGCTAATGGTCCATTCACAATTGAATCATATTATGAACCAAATAGTAACGTATTATCATATAGAATTAATGCTATAGTTACATTTTCAGAATCTGAATCATTATATTTGTATGTATCTGATGTAAATAATATTAATGATTTTACTAATGCACAGGTATTTGCATTAATTCCTAAAATTAATGATGCGGAAACAATTAATATTGTTGATGATATTAGTGCTCAATCAAAAATAGCTCAAATTAATAGTTATACAGGATTATTAACGGTACCAAAACAATATACAGTTACATTACCGTATTGGTCAGATAATGATAGAATTACACAATTATATGTATATTTTGCAAATAATCCAAATGGATTAAATTTAGGTAATGATATTGAAGAAATTAATGTACCGCAAACACGTGCAACTATTACAAAAATAAATAATTATCATTATTTATCGTTTACAGCTGGATTTAAAAATTTGGGTAACAATTATGTATATTTAACATATAATGAAATATCAGTTAATAATCCATATGGATCTCTACCTGTAAATTTCTTAATAAATCAATTTAGTCCTATTGTTACAACTAGAATAGAAAATGTAACAGGTATTGTCAGTCAATATATTGCAATAATTAATAAATCAACAACCTATACAATAACATTAGGTAATTGGCAGACATATCCAGGAGTTAATAAATTATATGTTTATACTAGAAATATAACATCACCTGATATATATACAAATTATATTCCTATTAATAATTTACCTGATCAATCATATAATATTGTTGGTAATACTGTATCTTTTACTACGACTTTTACAAATATTTCACAATTATATATGTATGTAACATATAATAAAATATCCAGTACGTATAATTTTGGTGAAGGTTTGTTAAATGTGCAGATTAGTAATCCACCTGGTAGTTTAATAAATTTTAATTATATTGATGTAATTAATCCATTTTCTACAGATTATATTGAAAAGACAGTAACTACATTTGAAACAAATGATATAATAATACATGTTAATAATTATTCACCAAATTATAATATTTATTTATCAGTACCAAATCAATTATATATATTTTTAGGATCATCTAATAGTTCATCTAGTATTTATACATCTGGTACACCTATTGTCTTTGATATTAATTATAATTTAACATATTCATTATATACAACCAGTATTAGTCCAGTTTATATATTTATATCTGATAATATTACTTATGGAAATGGATTAATTGCATATGGGGCGGGAAAATTAGATAGTATAATAGGTCCTGTGAATGGTATTTTAAATAACCCTTCATTTGTAATTATTAATAAAGCGCGACAATTTTTAATTACATTAACCAATTGGGATGCAAGTTATGCAACTAGTGCTAATATTACTAATTTAAATGTATATTTGGATGAGACTATTATTCAGAATTTAGGAAATTTTCCTATATCTAAACCAAATAATTATGTATTAAATTTTACAACTACCGTTACAGTACCAGTTGATACATATGATGTATATATTAAAAATAATAATAATTTAGATCAACAAATTACAAATTCATTACCAGTTGTAAATCAAATTAATATTGCATCATTAATTCCTGCTACAACCCCAGTACCAACATATACTAATATTAATTATACTGGAACAATTGGTAATTGGAATACATTATTTGGAACACAATTATATTTATTTGCGGGTCAAACAATAAATAATACAACTCCTGTACTTGCTACTGTAAATATTGATCAAGATGGTAATTTTTCATTTACAGTGCAAGTTAAACAATATAATTATACTAATTTTGCATTTGCAGATGCAACAAATTATAGTAATGGATATTTACAAACTGGAAATTCACAAATTAATACTATAATTGGTCCAATAAATGGACAATTTGATGTTCAATCATATGTATTTAATGGTGTTGCAAGTGATTATTCTATTTTATTAGAAAATTGGGATCCTACATATAATATTAATACAGTATATGTATATTTTGTAGATTCTGGGGATAATTTATTATGGAATTATGGTGGTAAATCTGTAACATTAATAAATAATAAATATTATTTAAAATTTAATACAACTATTACAGGAATAACTGAAGATTCATATACTGTTTATATTTCAAACACAGCTTATGGGGTAACTGAAAATAATTTATTTTTACAAACATTAACAACACCGATATATGTAGTTACACAAATTGGATTAGGTTATATTAGCCCAACTCCATATCCATTTGCTACATATACATCTACATTATTTACAGGACAAATTACTAATTGGGTACCCTCATCATTTCCATCAAATATGTATTTATGTTATACTTTATTATCAGATAGCTCATATAATACAGCAATTGTTAATGTAGATAATACTGGATTATTTACGTATACTGCATCTATTAATACATTACCAGGTATTTTTGTAGGAATATCAGATAATATTGTATTTGAAAATGGTTATATTAAAACAAATCAAATAACATTAAATAATATTATTGGTCCAATAAATGCACAATTAACAACTAGTCCATATGCAATTTTTAATAAATCAAGAACATACAATATTGTATTAACTAATTGGAATTCAAGTTATAACATAAATCAATTATATATTTATTTAGGTTCAGATATTAATACTAGTGTATATAATTATGGTATTAAGAATATTCAATACAATGGTACTAACTATTATATTAATTTTACTGAAACTATTACAGGAATAGATCAAGATATTTATAAAATATATTTAGCAAATACAATAATAGATCCTACTGTTAACCAATATATATCTGATTTTAGTATTGCGGATAATATAATTATATCTGATATTACACCAGATCCAACACCATTAAAGACATATACATCAACTACATTTAATGGTCAATTAGATAATTGGGTTACATTATATCCGAGTACATTAAAATTATTTTATACTATAATTAGTAGTGGTAATACAACAAGAGTGCCTGTTTCAATTAATTCAAATGGTACATTTTCATATATTAATTCAGTAAATACAGTACCTGGTGTTAAATTATCAATATCTGATGCAAATACATATGGTACTGGATATATTGAATCTAATGAATATACTGTAAATGCAATTATTGGTCCTGTAAATGCAGTATTAACAACTAATAAATATGGAATTAATAGTAAAAATACGAGTTACAATATTGTATTAACAAATTGGAATGCAAGTTATACTCAAACACAATTATATATTTATTTAGGTTCCAATATTAGTACAGTAATAAATTCATTTGGATCTAAAACAATACAATTTAATGGTACAAATTATTATATTAATTTTTCTAGTACATTTACAGGTATAGTACCAAATGTATATAATTTATATTTATCAGATCAAGATCCTACAGGTATTGTAACACCTAATGTAAATCAATTAATTACTGATTTTAATGTAGCTGATAATATTTTAATTTCATCTATTACACCAAATCCAACACCATTCAAGACATATACATCAACTACATTTAATGGTCAATTAGATAATTGGTATTCTACTTATTATCCTAGTACATTAAATTTATTTTACACTGTAAGTAGTAATAATAATATAACTAAAGTACCAATTAATATAAATTCCAATGGTTCATTTTCATATACTAATTCAGTTAATACATTACCAGGTGTAACATTATCATTATCTAATGGAAATACATATGGTACTGGCTATATTGAATCAGATGTAAATACTCAAACTGCAATAATTGGTCCAATAAATGCTACTATTTCCACAAATAATTTTATTATAAATAAAACAAAAACAAATTTTACGATTAATTTAATTAATTGGAATGCATCATATAATATATCCAATTTGTATGTATATATTAATCAAGGATTCACCCAAGAATCATATGGTAGTCAATCAATATATTTAGATACTGATTTAATATATAAGATTAAATTTAATATAACCCCAACACTAGCAATAGGTGTATATTCAATGTATATTAGTGATACTGATCCAACAGATACTTCATATGCAATTAGACAATCCATATCAACATCAATAAATATTGTAAATCAAATTTCTATTAATTCAATTACACCTGTTGGATCATTTAATACATATCAAAATACTACATTTAACGGCGAATTAACTAATTGGAATGCATCCTTTAATAGTACACAGATGTATGTTACATATTATTCTAGTTATAATAATCAATATTATAATCAAACAATTACTATTAATCCAAGTACCTATTCATTTTCATTTACATACAATCAAATATATAAATCTAATTTTAATATATTTATCACTGATAATGTAAATTTAGTATTTGGTAATGGATATATTGAAGCACCTGTATTTACTATTGTTGCATCAGATATTAATATTGGGTATACTAATACACAATTTAATAATCCGTTTATTATTCAAAATAAATCATCAACATTAAATTTTACATTAAATAATTGGAATCCAAGTTATAATATAAGTTCATTATATATCTATGTTGGTACTAGCATTTTTACACCAATATTAACATTTGGTCAGAGATCAATTGTCAATAATACAATTACAATTACAGGAGTAACAATATCATTAAATGTATATACATATGGAATATATTTATGTGATGAATATCCACCTAATGCACCATTTTTAGTAAATGATAGGATTAATAATAATTTAAATATAGTAAATCAAATATCAGTTAATTCATTAGTTACAAATCCAGTAAATGTATCAACATATACAAGTACTAATTATAGTGGTACAATAAATAATTGGTTATCATCATTATTTCCTCCATCATTAAATGCATATTTAGGATCTAATTTAGTAAGTTTAACAAATATTAATAATTCTGGTAATTTTAATTTTACATCAGCTAATTCAATAAATTACAATACTGATACAATTAAATTTATAGATACATTAAATTATTTAGAAACTCCTGGATTTTCATTTGCTACAAAAATTGGTAATATTAATTCATCTGTAGTACCTTCAATTTATACAGTTAATCAATCAACATTATATAAAATTACTTTAACTAATTGGAATACAAGTTACAATATAACTACATTATATGTATTTAGTGCAATTGATACAAATTTTAATAGTTTAGCATATATTGGATCATATACTGTAAATAATACAAGTAATGTATTTTCAGTATCATTTTCAAATACCTTTTCTACAGCAGGTCCATTTTATTTTGTAGTATCAGATGTTAGATACCCAACCAATAATCCATCTTCAAATTATGAAATATTCCAAACAGTTAATACCCCAATTTTATCTATAACTACAACATTTATCCCTATTATATTTCAAACACCTGTAATTATATCAAATCCAACAAATATAACAAACTTATTAATGTGGTATGATGCTAATGAAATTGATGGTACATATTTAAATCAACCCAATAATAGTAGTAATATTACACTATGGAAAAATAAGGTTGGATTAACAAATTATAATTTATCAAATGTAAATAATTATGCAGTGTATAAGACAAATGGTATATCTAATTTAAATTCAATCTATTTAAATAATACTGGATTAACGGCATCGGTACCAACAGGGACATTTAGTTCTGCCTTATCTGTATTTATTGTATATAAAAATATTAATACAATTAGAACGACTGCCGCGCTATTTTATAGAACAAATAATTCTAATACAGCATTACCTATTAATATATTTAATAAAAATCGTGTATTTAGTAATGGTAGTCAAACTAACACATATAATGCTGGTTATGATGTTAGATCATCTTCTTCTAGTATATTTTATTTTAATGCAAATAGTAGTAAATCATATAATGAATATATTAATGGTATACTTGGAACTAATATTAGTAATACTACTTATTATTCAGATACAGGTAGCAAAATATCTATTGGTATAGATGGAACTAATTCTGGTACTGCAGGACTAGTTGGTGATATTTCTGAAATATTAATTTATACAAGAGCATTAAATGATACAGAACGTCGAACAATCGAGGGTTATCTTGCATGGAAATGGAATTTAATAACAAGTTTACCTAATTCTCACCCGTATTCATATTTAAATCAATCTTTTACAAGTACATATATTGGTATATCAACACCATATGAAGTATTATTAACTGGATATGTACCTAATCCTAGTATAACATCTTTTTACATTAGATATAATACAAATATTAGTAATCCAATTAATTTAGTGTTAATAGATAATGTTCCAATAATCCAAGATGAAAAAAATAATTATATTGTTAAATTTAATGCTCAATTTCCTAGTACAAATACATATTATATATATTTAACTGATATTAATGGTAATATTTATAAAAGTATAACAACACCAATTAGTGTAACTGATGCATCTAGTTTAATTACATTAAATACAGCAACATCTACAGTAAATATTAATACTGTATTAAAAATAAATTTAACTGGATGGAGTTCATTATTTAATATTAAGACAGTTGGAATTTATTATTCTATAAGTGATAATGATCCAAATCCTGTTTTTATAACAACTACAAATATTGATTATAATTCTTCAAATAATACATATTCAGCAAGTTTCTTTGTAACTATTAATAATAGTGGATATTTTTACGTAATAGGCAAACAAAATGATATTACTATAGTTAAAAAATCAATTAATATTACAATAAATAGTACAAATGTATTAACTCCAACATCAACTAAATATACAAATTATGTATTTGATCCAAAAACTATAACTGGTTTAACAGTATGGTTTGATGCAAATAATGTAAATGGTTCATATTTAAATCAACCTACCGTTAATACTCCAATTAATTATTGGAGTGATAAAAGTGGTAATGATTATAATGCATCTGGAGGAGCTACAGATCAAGTAAATTATGTAGTAAATGGTATTAATAGTTTACCAAGTATTCAATTTATTAATGATAGTTTTACATGTGATACACCATTGGGAACCTTTACATCTGGAATAACAATTTTTGTAGTATATCAATATATAGGGACTCCTGGTAATTCAACATTAATATCCCGTCTTAATAATGGAATTAGTAGTCCAATTAATATAAATAGTACAAATAGAAAGATAGGTAATGGTACAAATGAAAGTACATTGCAATCACCTACTAATATAAGTAGTAATACAATACCGAGTGTTTTTTCTGCAAATATAAATGCATCTTCTTTAACATATCAAGAATCAAATAATTATTTTAATGTATTAAATAGTGATATTGTATACTGTGGTGATACTGCTGAAACATTAAATATAGGTCCTTTTAATGGATATATAAGTGAAATATTAATTTTTAATAAATCATTATCTGCATTACAACAATCTCAAATTGAGGCATATCTTGCATATAAATGGAATTTACAGATTTATTTACCTATTTATCATCCATTTACATCGTTAATAAATATTACATTTACACCATTATTAATTAATACATTGGGATTATGGATGGATGCAAATAATTCATCAAGTTATACAATTAATTCAAATAATATAACCCAATGGAATGATGCATCATATTATAAAAATGTTGCAAATAATACTAATATTGGTCAAATTACACTTGATTCATTAAATGACAAGCCAGTATTAAATTTTCAATATAGTTCAATGAATTTTGTAAATCCAAATATAATAGCAAATCAACAGAATGTAACGTTAATGTTTTTAATATATGTACCTACTGGAGCGATAAATTATAGTCCATTTCAAAATCAATCAAACAATGAATTATTTCCAGATAGTGATGGTGATATATATACACGATTTGGTATTAGTTATACAAATATTGGTAGTTTACCAACTGGATGGGTTATATACACGGTAGTAACATCATATAATACAAATACGACTAATTTTTACATAAACGGAGAAAATATATACACTGGTGCCTATAATAATACATATATATCAAATACATCTGGATGGTCAATTGGTAGTATGAATGCAAAATTAGCAGAAATGTTAGTATTTAAAGATACATTATCAGATGATATGAGAATATTAATGGAAGGCTATTTAGCTAATAAATGGGAAGTTACAAATTTATTACCTATTAGTAGTCCTTATAAAAATGCTGCACCTACATTAAATGATTATAATAATATAGTAAATGGTCCAATTGTATTAAATTTAGATGCAAGTAATAATAGTAATTTTACATTTGATGGTTCTAATAATATTCTAACATGGCAAGATTTATCTTCAAATAATAATTCATTAACAACTGCTTATGGTAACCCTATTATCCAAGAAAATCCTACGAATGATTTACCAGGAGTGTATTTTAATTATGCATCAATGATACCATCTAATTTAACACAAATGGTAATTAATAGTACCAATATAAGTATTTTTACTATAGGGTATATAAATAATACAGATAGTAAAGTACGTCCAACTATTTTATCTACATATCAAACAAATTCAATATATAGCTTTTTTATTAGGCAAAATACCAACGTTAATTCTCAAATAGGAATTACATATTATGATGGTCCAACATTAACAAATGAAGTAGTTGGATTATTAAATAATAATTTACCAAATGGGATACAAAATATAAATGTAAATAGTTCAACTACATTAAGTAGAAGTATATATATTAATGGTAATTCTATTACTACATCACATAATAATGCTCAAGGAAATACATATATATCTAATTTTTATATAGGGGGTAATCAAACAGATACAGAGACATTTTTACAAGATAGTTATATTCATCAAGTATTAATATATAATGCATCATTAGATCAAAGTACAAGATATATAATCGAAGGTCAATTAGCTGATAAATGGTCAATTCCAACATCAAATATAGTATCTAATTTAACAAAAATTAATACATATGCGGGTATTAAAACATATACTACAATATTATTACAAAATTGGACACTACCTACATCAACTATATATGTTGGATATAATACAGATTTAAATAGTACTGCTAATTTAATTATAATTGGATCATATACAATTGCTAAATTAAATAATATATCATATATTAAATTTAATTATATATTTCCAACAGCAAATACATATTATATACATTTAGTAAATCAAAGTAATGTTGAATATGCAAGTATTAATAAAAAAGTAATAGTTTCTAATTTAGCTAATATTATTCAAATCTCAAATCCAATTACTATCGCTGATAATAATGTATATAATTTAGAATTAATTAACTGGTCAGATATAGTAAATACAATAGGTTTATATTCCGCCCAAATATATAGTTTTAATGTATATATTAGTCCATCTAATACAGATCCTAATCCAACATTTATTGAAAATGTATTAATTCAATATAATAATTCAATATATACATTACCTATTCCTGGATTATTAAATGCAAATAATAAATATCTTTATTTGAAAACAACTATTAATAATGTAAATATTAATATACCACCAATATTAATTCAAAGTATAAATTTTTCATTATCATGTAATCCTCAAAGTGGATTGTTAAATACTGTAACAACATTTGAATTATCTATTAATAATCTTCCTAGTTTTTATACATTATATCCAACTGTATATTTGTATTATGCTACATCACCAAATTTAACATCAGGTTTAACTTTAATAAATAGTTATAGTGTCCCATCTACTAATATTATATCATTTGATATATCTATATCACAACCAGTAATATATTTTTATTTATTAACTAATAATAATTTTACTGGTATAATTTCATATGTGGGTCCTATTAATTTTATTGACATATCATTGATAACAATTACTTTAGATTCATATGATACTAATACTAATTTTAGAAATATATTATTAAATGAATGGTCATCTAGTATACTAGTTTCATCAATGTATGTATTATCAGGTGTTAATAGTGATTATAGTAGTCAAACATTAGTAACTACAAAATCAATTGAAACATTTGTACCAACAAGTATATATGGATTAAATGCATGGTATGATGCATCTACACTTGATAATTTTATTATTAGTACTAGTATAACACAATGGAATGACAATAGTGGAAATAATAATAATGCTACAAATCCTGATAATTTAAATCCTTCATATGATTCAGTAAACAAAGGTGTAACTTTTACTGGTGGTAAATATTTATATTTACCTTATTGTACTATACCATTTGGTGATGATAATTACTGTATATTTATTGTGTTAACACCAAGTACTAGTACATCTGAACCACAGGCTATCTTATCATCATTTGATCAAATACCACCTAGTACTAATAAGACTAATTCATTTTTTACATATGATAATAAATTTGTACAATCGTGGAATAATGGGTCAGATTTGAATAGTAATGATTATGACATAGATACAAAACAGATTGTATCATTTGAATATATTAGTGGGTCATATAGAACAACGTATATTAATAGAGGGTTCTCGGGGACAGATGTACCCGCACCTAGAAATAGTTCTAAAATGTATAATATGATGGGTGGAATATATGGAAATAATACATTTACAAATTTAATTCATGAAATTTTAATATATAAAAATACGTTGAGTGAAACCCAGAGGCAAAATGTGGAAAAATATTTGGCAGATAAATGGCTAGTTACTACGTAACTGCTAATGCTAATGCTAGTTACTACGTAACTGCTAATGCTAATGCTAGTTACTACGTAATGCTAATGCTAGTTACATAGTAACGGTTAATACTAGTTACTACGTAACAAAAAACATAAATTTTATTTAATTATATAAATATAATTAAATATAGTAAATATTATGAGTAATAATAATATTTGGGATATAATTAATTTAAAAAATGACAATATTAAAAAAAGAAAAATAATTAATAGTAAACAAAAATTAATTAAATATAATACAAAAAATAAAAAATATATTAGTTATCCTAAAACATTACCATATGTATCAAATTATAAATTTAATCAACCATTAAAATCTATTTCTTATTCTAATGAGCTTATTCAAACTCTTGATCCTGTTCTTTGGATAGATGCATCTGATTTATCTTCAATACAACGAGATCATAATAATAATGTATTTAAGATATTAGATAAAAGTATTTATAATAATCATTTAAGTCAGAATCAACCAGAATATCAACCTAAATATCATAATGGTGGAATATTATTTAATTCACATCAATTTTTGATAGGTAGTAATTTGAATCAACCAATTACTAATATGTCCATATTTATTGTATTAAAACAATATAATCAGAGTTTAAATCAAGGTATTTTAAGTGGTTATAGTGTTGGGTATGAAAATGATAATACAAATCCAAATGGATTTAGTTTTTATGGTTCAAATAATAAATTTAATTATCAATTTATGAGTAATAATATTAGTATTAATGATAATTTAGTTATTTTATATGGTTATGAAACTAATTTAATTGTAGCATATTCATCAGATGGAATTAATTGGACACAAAATCAATCACTACAAAACATTATGACACAAGTATATGATATTAAGTGGAATGGATTAATGTGGTTAGCTGGTGGTGTAACTACTACTACAAAATCCCAATATAGGTTAGCATATAGTTTAGATGGAATATCTTGGAGTGCAAATCCTATTGCTAATCAATTTTATAATTATGATGGAAATATAAAGAATATTGAATGGTCAGGATCAATATGGGTAATTACAGGAAGATACACAAATGTATCAACTTCTGTATTTATTATGTATAGTAGTGATGGTTTTAACTGGGTTCCAATACCATATATTGAATTATTTGGATATACACAATATACTTCTATTAAATTTTCAGGTAAAATATGGTTATTATCTTCAACATCAACAAATGATCAAGATTGTTTTCTTGGATACAGTTATGATC